CTTAAAGGATTTATGTTAATGTTGAACGTTAATCCTGGGTATTCAGAGTATACAGATCTGAATAATAATTTTACAGAATTTACATCGGTTGTAACAAGTTATATATTAAAACTTGTTGTAATAAATACATCTGAAACACCCCTCGCCAAATATTCAGCTAATGCTAAAACTTCTGAAACCATAAAAAGTTTGTTTTCTGAAGCAAAATTACAACAACTTATATGGAAAAGATCTATTGTAGATGGAAGGCCACCTATATGTCCATCTATTGCTAACTTTTCTTTATTTATGAGTGATTCAGTTGCATTTTTAAAATATCTCAAGAATAAAACTATAGGAAGAGAAGATTTACAGAATTTATTTACTTATTTATTATCGTGTATAAAAAGAGAGACTGATGGAATTGGTGTTATAGTTATGCCAACGATAGAAGATTCATTTGTATTACAAGATTGCATAAAAGAAACAATAAGGGAAACAATGTCCATAACACCAGAAATTATACATAGTCTATATGAAAATAAACATACAATATATTCAAGAGTTATATCACAAATAGTAAGATTATTCTTGATAGGATATGTTATACATTTTGATTTACATTTCAATAATATATTGATATATGTAAAAGATGGCGATGGAAGCATAGAATCTAGGATACGGGCAGTAATATTAGATTTTGAAATGGCGTCAGACATATCTTATGAAGGCACTGATACAAGTTTTAGTGAAACACGAAAAATACCGATACGACCTCGGATGAGTGAATTTATGGCTTTAATGACAGATGCTGAAACGGACAAGGCACAGTTTATGTATGATGTGATGGAGTATATTACTTATATTAGTCACGGTTATAATCAACTTAGACTCAAATATTCGAATCCAAATTTGCATCAAATGACATGGTATGACAATATAAATAATTCATTAAGTGAAGAAGAACGACATTATATATTTGAAAATGCATTTGATTATTTGGAAGAAGACTTGACGCCGTCTACTGGAATTTCTCATTCTATGATAAACTCTTATGAGGAAAGTGGACAACTTATAAATTTTAGTGAACCTAGTCATTTCATAGTAAATTTTACAGAACCCGATGAGAATCCTTCAAAAAGAAGAAGATATTCGAGATCTTCGCCCAAAATTTCTTCATTTGGCTGGGATAATATATTTAGTGTTTTTAAAGGTGGTACAAGAAAACGTAGATAAAATTGAAATAAAAATAACAGGTTATATATTTTTAAAAATGATCTCCATTATCTCTATCGAAGGAAATATCGCCGCCGGAAAAAGTACCTTTTTGGAAGAACTGAAGGATCGGTACGCTTGTAACCCAAATGTGGTATTCTTAGATGAACCAGTGGAACTGTGGGGAAACATCAAAGATAAATATGGAGTTTCAATGTTACAGAAATTTTACAGTAATCCTAAAAAATATTCGTTCGCCTTCCAGATGATGGCTTTTATATCTCGACAGAGTATGCTCAGGAAAAAAATAGAAGAACTACAATCGAACGCACAGAGTGAAACAAAACAAGTTATTATTACAGAAAGAAGTGTCCTTACAGATAAATGCGTGTTTGCTCAAATGCTTTACGATGACGGGATGATGGAAGACGTCGAATTTCAAATATACACAAATTGGTTTGAAGAGTTTTCGGTAAAACAGCTCGACAAGGTAATTATGCTTCAATCGGCACCAGAAATATCATATGAGCGAGTGATCAAGCGCGGACGCCCCGGGGAGGTAATCTCGTTGGAATATTTAGAAAAATGTGAAAAGTACCACGAAAAAATGTTACTAGATGTAGATAAGATGATTATTGATGCAGATGAAGACATTTACAGGAACCCCGCCATTCTAGAGGAATGGTTATGCAAAACAAACGAAATTATACAATTTTATCTCACAAAGTAGTCTCTAAGCAAAACAAGTATTCTTTTATGCTCTTGTCCTCATTATATTCGAATGATTTGAATCTTTTGTAATCCTTTTCAAAAACAGAAACATTTCCATATTTTTCCATTATAGAAATCATTTTTTCTTTCGAGACAATGCTTTCACTGTTATACGAAAGAAATATCCACTTTGCGTTTAACCTTTTAAAAAGCGCTTCGAATGAAGAGATTGCGTCCTTTTTACAGAAAGAAGACGAAAAACAGTCGGTTGGTATACCCGTTACACCTTTTAGTTTGCTGGCATTTTGCTCTTCTTCTGTTTTTGCAATTATGTTTAACGGAAAATAGTTTTTTGAATATTGTCTGGCATTATAAGGTGGATCCAAGTAGACCATATCCATTTTAGGAAATTCTTGATGCATTATGTCTCCGTGAAAAACGATTGAATCATTGCAAGAAATCTCGTTTGTGTGAATTGGTGTTATCACAATATCTTTGAGAGCTTTGTCCTTGAATTTTTTCAAAAAACAACCATAAACAGCGGGCACATTGCTCACTGCATCCGCGCTTACGATTATGGAAGCAAGAATAAAATTGTATTCATTTTCGTCGATATCCTTTATTTTATCCAGCTTATGTCGAAGGTAATCGATTCTGTTCGCATTTGAAACTGTAAAGAACATTCTTTCCGAACCACTGGGACTATAATTCTGTGAAACATAACCATCTAGTTTTCCCATATCATTATTCATTTCCTCTATAATATCTCTGCATTTCTGAGAGTATACAGAAGAGGCAAGTGCGCGAGTAATGACTACACTGTATAGCTCAGAATCATTTGCGACAACTTTTGCTCCCATTTTTCGAAAATGATACGAAACAACCCCTGTCCCTGAAAACAAGTCCCCAATCACTTTATCTCCAAAATCTGTCCATTTTGTTTTTTCAGAGATTTTCAAAGTGATCCAGTCGAGAAGTTGGAATTTAGATCCAATATAGTTTAACCGCTGTATTTTCATCGTCGCTAACCCTAAAAGTTCCAACAATTCGGCCTTTTTCTTACCACGAGTATCAATGTTTTTCTCCTGGCATATTTTTCGTAGTTCTTTTACGGTATCCATTTTATTAAGTCATACATATAGTCTTTTAATTCAATTTTATTTAACATAATACTATAATATTAAATATAATTGGTTAATTATTCTATTGGAATTATGGATTTAGCACAAAGAAGACTGACAAAATTTGAATGGGAATCCATTGAAATGCCGGAAAGCGAAAAAGAGATGAAGATATTAAAAATGATCTGCAATGGTTATCACGATCTGAACATACACCATAATCAAACGACCTCTATTTTGTCGTTCTTGAAAATGGATGTATCGTTGTTAAATGCAGAGTATTTGAATTGCATCAATGTTTACATTTATAATACCTACCTTACGAAAAAAATCGATGAAATAGTCAAGACCTTTTCCAAAAAGGGTTTTGTTTTCAAAATACCCGAGCCCAAGACAAAAATGAAAATAAAGAAGGCTGATATGATAAGATTTAATTCGACGAAACAATTGAATTCAGATATATTTGAGTTTTTGCTTTTGGATGAGATCGCGCATTTTTACAAAAACAAGAGTTTTCATTACTTTACCTTGTTCAAGCTATTCCAAAATAATATCAAAAATCTCAACAGTTTTGTTTTTGATATTGTCTCTTATTTTCTCCAAACCTTTGAGACCGAGGTTTCGTTTAAGGAAATTGTTTACAACTGTAACGAATATATCGAAAAGAACGAAATTCTTACAAAATACTCTGATGTCGCATTATACGATCACCAGAAACAGTTGTTTTTTTCTATACAAACTCCAAATCCCAAATTGATTTTTTACATTGCTCCAACCGGTACTGGAAAAACATTGTCTCCTATTGCCATCAGTAACAAATTTAAGGTTATCTTTGTCTGTGCAGCAAGACACGTAGGACTCTCTTTTGCTAGAGCGTGTATTTCGATGGGTAAAAAAATTGCGTTTGCATTTGGGTGTCAAACGGCAGATGATATCCGCCTTCATTATTTTGCAGCAAAGGATTATGTAAAAGACCGTCGTTCTGGTGGAATCTACAAAGTGGACAACTCGGTCGGAGACAAGGTCGAGATTATCATAAGTGATTTGCAATCATACCTTTCTTCAATGCATTATATGATTGCGTTTAATAGCCCAGACGATATTTTACTATATTGGGACGAACCAACCATTTCTCTTGATTATCCAGACCATCCCCTGCACGCAGTTATTAAAAAAAATTGGTCGGAGAATCTAATCCCAAACATCATACTTTCGTCTGCCACTCTACCAAGGCCCGATGAAATCGGTAATACTATTGATGATTATGTTACAAAATTCAACGGCGATGTTCTGACTGTGGAGAGTTACCATTGTCGAAAAACAATACCGTTATATGACAATGTTGGATCTGTTGTACTCCCTCATTTAATAACAACCGACTATCATCAAATGAAAGATATTGTTAATAATTGCTTTCAACATTTGACAATGTTGCGATATTTCGAATTGACCGAAGTGACAAACTTTATTCAATATGCAATAGCAAATAATGTTGTCTCACAACAATATATCTTGGAAAGGTATTTCACTTGTTTAGATGAAATAACCACAAAGAACATCAAGATGTATTACTTGAATATATTACGAGAAATCACAGAGGATCTTTGGAGTATAGGTGGTTGGGAGACACGTCCAAAAATGGAGGGAGAATATGCAACTCTTATTACCACAAAAGACTCGTACACTTTAACCGATGGTCCGACGATTTTTCTTACAGAAAATGTCGAGAAAATTGCCAAATTCTGTATTCAGCAAGCTGAGATTCCACAGAAAACAATGGATGATATTATGAAGCTTATTGAAATAAATAATGATGTTCAAGAAAAAATAGTTATTTTGGAAAAACGAAAAGAAGATTTGCAGACAAGAGGAGAACCAAGAGAACAGACCAAGAGCGAGGATTTGGAAAATTCGAAGCAAGTGAATATAAAAAAGGATAATGAAAATGCCAAAGGGGTTCCGGCCATTAATCGAGAATTGGCAATGCTTCAACAGCTTATCAAACCAGTGTTTCTAAACAACATCTTTATACCGAACAAACTAGAACACGCCAAGAAATGGGCTCCGACTGCTAACCCTGGATTTACAAGTGATATCGACGAGTTGACGATTATCAGAATAATGACATTGGAAGTCGACTATAGCTGGAAAGTTTTATTGCTCATTGGGGTTGGTGTTTTTTCTACGCAAACAAATGCAGATTATACTGAAATAATGAAACAATTGGCAAGCGAACAAAAACTGTTTTTGATTATTGCGCATAGTGACTTTATTTATGGAACAAATTATCAATTTTGTCACGGGTATTTAAGCAAGGACTTGGCGATGACTCAAGACAAGACTATGCAGGCAATGGGTAGGATCGGTCGCAATGGCACTAATTCTACATATAGTGTTCGGTTTCGAAAAATAGAACAAATCCATACATTGTTTTATTCCGCGCAAGATAAACCAGAAGTTATCAATATGAATCGTTTATTTTGTTAATTAAATATTAAAAATATATATACTTTATAATTAATGATATTTCCACAAGACGTATGGACTCATATTTTTTCTTTTTTGGATATTAAAAATTGTCCACTATATCACAATGTAGATAGATTCTTTGAAAGAATGTGCAATTCGTCTTTAATTATGATTTCAAATGATCAACCTGATATGAATTTTAAATTGTATTTTTATTACTTTACTCTATACAATATAAAAAAGTTTGCAGAATTTACTTGTCGAATAAAAATAAGTATGCTTACAGAATCTATTGAAAACGCGTACAATCGCTCTCAAGAAGAACCTAGTGAATATTTAGATTTCATTGAATTGCAAGAGATGGCATTGGGACAATGTGAAATGCATTTGGCCATAATAAATGAAAAAACAAACCGGGAAATATATAATTATTTTGCAAATCAAAATTTTTCCTCTTTTAATTCATTATTGTCATTGTTTGAAGACACGTGTTATCGTTCCATCGCAGAAGAATTCTCCAAATATAATGGGAAAGAAATTTATTCGATTACTAATTTTGAAGACATTTCAAATGAACGTATGGTCGAGCAATATATACGCCGAGATGTAACATACTATAAGACGTGTCAATTTAATAAATTATTCTACTGCCGTTCCGAAAGAATGTTAGTTATTATGACCCCCGAATATGGAACACCATACAAAAATCATAAAACATTGGACGAAATCGTGGATGAGACCGAATGGCATACATATGGTATTCGAAGTGCAATAAGAGTACCCAATTCTTTTTGGGATAATACGATTGAGCGAGTAAGACCAAAATGTTCATATCTTCATTCTATGGAATGGTTTATTCGTGATTGTTACACTTCCAAATATTACAACAAACATTATCAAAGCAAACGAAAATTATGTGACAAAAGTTTATCTATTTATGAAAATATATACAGGTACAAGTTTAATGTTATGAGAGACTAAATACTAGATTGTCTGCATAAAGCACAACGATGATTCCATCTTGTAACACAACCTTGGCAAAACAAATGAATACAATTATATCTATGTTCCATATGCACTGGATTTTCATTGCATATAGAACAAATTTCAGGGGCAGGTGGAGCCTGGACTACAGGAAGGGTTAGATCTGCTTCACTTAACACTGTAATATGGAATCTTACTCCGCGACGCATTTCTTCCAATTCTTCCTTCTTCATAAAAGATATCATCTGCTGGTTTGTGACAATATTTGTATCCGATTTAAGGTAAGAAATATTTCCGACATCTCTAAAAACTCTTGCGTAGAAAGTGCAATGATATTCGCCGACAACCTGAATTTGATTGTGAATGTAGTGAAACATACTCATATGTGCACTTGGGATCGCATCAGCCAGCTCGGAATATGGTAATCCTCTATCCAACACAATTTCCACTCGTTCAGAAGGCAATATCTGGAAACAATTTCGAATCTCGTCATTCATCTTATTTAACGTCATATCGACATTCCAGTTTAAATTAATATGCATCTGGATACTGCGAAAACCATAGGCAAGCTTCAATGTAACTCTTGGTGAAATCATCTTTTATATAATATTATATGTGAATTACATTTCAATTTTTTAAATTAGAAATTTATTGTCATAATATATATGGAAGGTCTAGCAAACGAATTACGCGCAAATTTAGAGAGTCATCTTGAGATATTAAAGAGTGTAGGATGTGACGAATTAAATGAAATGATTCATTTACTTGAACAGATTATATCAGATATACCGGTGACAGGTTCACAAGTGGGTGGCGGAAAGGAGGCTATTTTTGTTTGGATTCTATTCATTTATTTATTTTCCTTTGTCTCTGCATTCCCATTTACGGTTTTAGATCATAAGCCAGATGGACCAGAGATAATTTCACATTTAACTTTGATCCCTCAATCCACATTAAGATCAACCCGAGTAACAAGACCAACAAGATCTACTATTACTTTATCCAAGTCTGAAAAATCACTTACACAAAGGCAAAAACAACTTGAAGAACATAAAAAACAACTAGAAGAACTCAAAGAAACTGTCAAAGAATATGCCGTAATTGTTTCAAACATTCTTCCTAATTTGATGAAAACAAAGCATATGCAAGATGCCAAAAAATTAATATTTATATTTGGGTTAGCAGACCCTAATAAGATTGTATACAATATAAACGGGTGTTTGGATATGATGATAGATTCTTGTAAATCAAAAAACAATATAATATCTCTTTTTCGCGAAATAAAATTTGAAAGGAGATATTCGGTAAGTATTTTTACGTTTGCAAAGAGAGTCGCTGAACGAGGGATTAAAAAGGAGATTTTGAATATTGGTTTCTTTTTTTGGTCAATTTCATTTGTATCAGACTCTCTAACAATAATAAATAAGTATTGGAAGAATGATGTAAAATTGTTGAAAGATATCAAAGAGGTTATGAAATCTTTTGATATCGTCAGTAAAAATAATCTTGCCGCGATGTTTTTGGAAAAATATTACAAGTTTTTAAAAAGGGTTGTCAATATAATGATACATGTTGTTTTTTTTATTAATGAAAATTTAAAAATTACAGGAGGAAGACAACGTAAAAAGCAAACTAGGAGAAAACGTAAGTTTAATTACTATAAGCGAGACCACCCATACCACTCATAATACGAAGGATGTTGTAGTTGGTAGCATAAACACGGACCTTGGCAGTCTTTGTGCCTTCCACTGTGGCATTGGACAAGACCAATTGAAGGGTGGCGTTATCAATACGTGAGAAGTTGCAAGTTCCGGAAGGCTGGTGCTCTTCTGGGCGAAGGGCGAAAGAATATACGTTGATACCTTCATCAGGAGTACGAGTGTGGCATTGGTAAGGAGTGACCCAAGAGAAATAAGATCCTTCTCTCTCAGAGAAACGATCTTGGCCGTTAAGTTGAAGCTTTCCAGTAACAACTGGGTTAAGACCCCAACAGTGAAGAGAAAGGGATGTTTCTGCCAACACAAAGGTTCCTGCATCTGAAACAGTCGAGTTGTTGTTTCGACTGGCGTTTGATGGGCCGTACAAAAGACCGGTAGTAGGATCCAAGACTGGGTTTGGGGAGATGGTAGGAAGACCACCGTTGATGATATTGTTCAATAGAGGATTGTTGGAAACATTGCTTAGATCTGGGTTTCCACCCAAATTGGCCTCGTAGTAAGGGTTGTGAGGACCGTGCCAGTAACCAGTGAAATCACTGCTGATCTGAGCATCTAGGGCACCGGCATCATCGAAAAGACCGCGTGCATCAATGAAACCATAATCTCCGCCACCAACTTCATTTGGTCCACCAAAAGCGTGGATAGCATTTGGTAGTGCGTCAATAGCATCAGTATAGTTAAATGGTTGTGCACCCAATACCTTGTATAGAAGAGCATCGCACACCAAAGAAGAACAGTAGTCGACGTTCTGATCAGGCTGAACCACCCAAATGAGTTCTTTTACTGGGTGATTGAAGTTCAACTTGATCTTGTTAGAAGAAGAACCAACTGATTCATCACCAGTGAATTGTAGTTGTTGGATCAAATACTCGTGGGGGTTTTGGGCCATACGTCTTCGCTCATCAGTATCCAAAAACACATAGTCAACATAAATGGAGGCAGCAACCAAAGATTGATTGTAAGCGATTGTTGCGGCAACCGTGGTTCCAACTGAATATTGA